CCATTACGCAATTCAACAAGGTTAAATGACTTATGTTCATCTGGTAATTCACTTGTAGACGCATCAATTTGATCAAAATCCCCATGATAGTTGTCTAAGGTGCAAATATACTGTCCTTTTTGGTTTCCATAGTGCCTTGTACGCAGTTCCCACTCCATTGGTGCAACAAATTGCTTGACAATTACAGTGAAATCATAGTCCATACAGTTCCAAAACTGTAAATTCACCAAATCCATGTCTGGATCAGGTGTTTTTGGTGATGATAGGAATGCAGATATCGGTAATTTATCATACATTGCACCATATTCTGGTAAATATGTCTCAAAATAGAATGCTCGTCCCTGTATTGACTTCGCACATACCCATATTCCCTCTATAAACTCCCCATGACCTGATTGGAAGTCAGTTAAATATTCTTTTCTTACCCATACCTTCTTGGTTGGAAGGTTTCCGATTAGTTTTGCCATGTATCAAAAAAGTTTGAAATTTCGTATCCGTCTAATTTTGCTTTGTAATCTGATGATTCACCCAGATAATAATAATTATAACCCAATCTCTTATATAATGCACATTCACTTTTGTTTGCAATATGCCCTAAACTCAGTTTCTTATTCTTATAGTCCCATGCGAATTGATCCGCCCATACACTATTTACACTCTTAAAACGATAAGCAAGAGTAAATGCAACTAACTCATTACCATCATAATAACCAATCACATCAGAATGAGGTAGTTCAAACTCTTCAATAAAGATTGGTACAATATCATCAAACTTCTTATAAGTTACGTATTGCTTATAGATGTCTAAGCACCGACCAAAAGAAGAACTATCAAGAATACGATAGTTGTGGTACTCCTGATAGTTTGTGTCTTTGAGTCGAATGCGACAGAACATTATTTCTTGCCTTGTCCGATTGGTCTTTTACGAGCCGAGTTACGGGATGTAGAGGCATATTTTGAATGTTTCCCGTTACCTTGTCGAGTTTTTTTCGGGTGACTTTGAATTGAATTGCCTGTGTTAAATGTCTTTGCCATTAGTTTGTTTTACGTCAGTTGTTAATTCGAGTGGATGCGGTGATCCTTTTGCAAAGAACTCATCTGCTAAGTCCTGCATCTTGTCCATATACTCTTCTTCGGTAAGATTCTCAAAGAGCACCTTACCTTGATGAGATATACTATATAACTCTTGTTTTTTCATGTCCTACACGAATACGAGGGTCACACATAATTCGGTATCCTGCCTCCTTTGCATCTAGGCAAAATGAGACATCTTCTCCGCACATATCTTGAACAGCACCTGATTCAAATATCTGCATCTTCGGTGCAAACCAAGGATACTTAATCTGTTCGTCTTCAAATACTCCGTGTTTAATCAGTAACCATCCAAAACCTGCATAGTCAACTGTAAAAGGTTTTGATCTCTTTGTGATTGAGTCGATGGTTTCATGGTTCATCACTCCACCGTTACCTTTGAAGTCATCCTCATCTAACCAGTGAGCGACTGAAGTTGTTTTTCCATCTTCGGTACAATACCAACCAGATGCAATCTTTTCGTCCATTAAAACAAGTTGATAGAACTTCTCAACATTAAAAACAATATCAGAGTCAATCCATAACTGATAATCATACTTTAACTTACCATCCCAAGGTAACTGGTCAGGACCACGAAGAACATTTGCACCAAGACACTTACATCTTGCAAAGTTCACCATTGAACTATAGTCTTGTGATATCTGTATGCTTGCCTTGTTATGTACAAGATCAAAACATAGAGTTACAAAGTTCTTTAAAAATGTATATGATACTCCTCGACCTGGCAGACAGAATACAATCGTCTTACCTGCAACCATCTTCTTTGCTTTATCGTAATCCCACTGTGGTTCGTCGATTGACTTTGCTTTTCCTTTTGCTTTTGCAACTTCTGATTTAACAGTAAATCCTTTTGCCATAATAATTTCAATTGTACTTATATAATACTCTATTATCTATACGTTGTCAATAAGAGTGTTGAGTTCGGTATCCTTCAATAATGCTTTCAATACCTTATGATCTAACTCAATTCCTTTATGTTTTAAAACAATTGCTTTTGATATAGTCATCTCTGAACTATAAAAGACAATAGTTTCATTTAATCCTGAGTCTCCACTCATAAATCCTCCTGTATAGTGCTTTGATATTAACTTCCTTTTCTCTAATATATCACTTATCCTAATTATTTACAAGTTTAAGATTTGCTTTATAATTTGTTTGTAACATTATCTTCTTCCTCATCATACTTCTTCAGCACAATCAATGGTGCCACCACTTGATGAAACTCTCGAAAGTATTCCATTCGATCCTTATCATATAGAGGGGGTATTTCTTTTTTACTCATCTGAGTTTGTGATGATTACTTCATCTCCATCAGAATTAAAACTTATCGGTGTTCCTTCATACCAATTCATTTCATTCATGATCCATTCTGGTATGATTGTAAAGTATTCACCAGTAACAGGATCAGTCTCTATGGTGCTTAAAATTTCCTGCGGATTTTTTTTCATATAAATGGATTTCATTTTTCATTTCTGATTGTATCTATACCTGGGAAAATTTTTATATATCAAATTCAACTTATATCTCGCTTCCGTAACACTTTGTAGGTTAGGTTCCCTATGCGTTTTTATAAACGGGGGCATCAACGCCCCCAACTGCTGTAATCACGAACGAATGATATTGAAGTTGTATCTGCTGAAGGTCTCCCTGTCTACTAACTTATAAACTCCGTGCTTACTGTGCATAACATACCCCTCCCCTGAGATGTAATCCCCATCTAAGTAGCAATCCGCAGTGAAGTCATCTCTCATTAACTTCATGTACTGGGTTTTGATCTTCTTAACCAGTAACCACAACCGCACCAACTCATAGTTTGCGAACTCCTCCGCAACCACTTCGTCCCCATCACGAATGTACGCATTAAGATCTTTCTTTATAAGTGCTGCTTCTTTTTTTGTGGCAAAGTCAATAGATGCTGCAACCTGACGAGCAAATGAAACCAGTAAATTGATGTCATTGTCTGCACCTGTAGTACCTAACCAGGCATTTGGTTTTATGAAGTCTGCTCCCTGCCCTGCTGGAATATACTTTAACGGACTTGCGTTCATACCCTTCATTGTCTCCCCTGTGTATTCTGTATGGGGTGCAATCACAACACCACCGTGAGTGATTCTCTGAAATGTGTAACTTACTGCATTTGGTTTGTAGTCACGGTATCCACTAAACCCGATGAAGTCCCCCTGATAAATTTTCTCTGTGCGTGGTAGGAAATTAAAGCACCTGTGTAAAATACTACTCAGTTCTATATTATTACCGTGATTGCGTTCTATATCCTCATTACTGTAATTAATTTTTGGGGTTCTCTTATTAAACACGGACTTCGTGCCAACAAAAAACTTTCCATTCTCTGGGTTAGTTCCCCATACAATAGCGGGTGATCCGTCTATCTTCACGGAATAAGTGTTGTCTGCTTGGAATGCGTCCAGAACAGATAGATCCCCTGTAAGGATCGTATCTTCTGGGTGTTCGATGTGGAGGTTTTTCATATTAAGCAAAAATAGGGTCTGCGTACTTACTGCAAGGGTGTGGATTTTCTGGGGTGCAACCGAATGAAGCAAAAAACGAATCCATCTGCTCACGGTCTACCTCTGGATCATCAAAGTCAACTCCCCCTGCGTGGTCTACTCCCCACTCTGCAACCTCAATTTCAAAAGTTTCAAAGTCTTCACATAGAAAAGCAACGTCAAAAAAAGATTCTTTCTCTTTAATTCTGTTGATGAGTGTTTGAGTTTTGTTCATTCTGTTCTGTGGTGTATATGTTTATTATAAAGGATAGAGGGGTCACGAATGACCCCTTGAAACAATTGTTTACAACTCAGAAATCATTTCGTTCATTTCGTCAAGGTCTGCTTCACCCCAGTCTGCTCCGTCTGGTGTTGCGTCATTCTCAAATAATCCGTGAATGTACTGTAGAAATTCTGGGTAGTCTCTGCACTCTCTGCCGATCTCATATAAACCCTGATCATTACCTATCCATAACGCACAGTTCCAAGTTGTCCAATCTGACCAACCGTTGTACTCTTTTTTTGGTGTGTCTGTGAGATTTAGTTGTGTTTGAAACATTGAGTAACTCCTTTTGTGTATGTACTTATTATAATGGATACGGGAACTGATAGTAGTCCCCGTGTGCCACTTTATAAACTGGCCACCTTACATGTACGATGTAAGTGGGTGGGGTTGATTCTTACAGAATTCAAGAGAGCAAAGATAAACTCCCATATAGTCTTGAACCTTATTAAAAAGGTTGTTAATCCTTTCGTCCTCGGTTCTGCCTTCTGCGTCCCAAACTCCATAGGCATTATTCCTTTTGAAATCAAGATCCTCTATCTCTTTGGCATTTTTGAATTTTGAATCAAATTCAATGTTTTGAACGATGTATTTTTTATTCATCTTACTTACCTCCATTGAATTGTTGAATTAAAGTGTCTGTATGCTTATCCTGTCTCTCTATCAATTCATCACACATTCTGATTAACCTTCTTAACTCCTCAACGTCCTTGTCAAATTGTTTTGTGGTGTACATGAAGAACTCCTTTTGTGGTATACATTTATTATAATGGATACGGGGACGAATGGAAGTCCCCGTGTGACAGTAATTAAACTGTCATAAGCTTACTTGATTCTCTCTCCATATGTGATAATGTCTCTCATAGGTATTGAAACTCCGATCCGTGGATCTTTACCAAATCCTTTCTGTTTTTTTGGATACTGTTTTTTAATCTTTGGCATTATTAATGATAATACGTCTTTTGCGTTCAACTTCCATACTTCTGCAATTTTTCCTCCCTCATAACGTGCGTAGTAATGATTTTCATATTTACCGATTTTATTCTTCAAAATATACTCCTCCTGCTCCTCCCACGTATCCTGTACGGATATTCCGTTATAAGTTGCGTTTATGTTCTTTCCAATGGTGGACTTATACTCACACTCTCCAACTTCGTCGTGTGCGTCTGCACCTGAGTAGTCTTCCGCAACTTTGTGACCTAATACCCCTGCCATATGAATTTCTCTTGACCTTGCGTAAGAAAATGGATCTCCCCAGTTATTCTCTTCACATAGTGTGTACATCTCTTCAAATAGTTTTTGAAACTTTTGTTCTGGTGTCATTTGTTTGGTGGTGTATACGTTTATTATAAAGGATACGGGAACTGATTAAAGTCCCCGTTACATTAACTTAATATTCTGATACAATTTTCAACCAACTCCAAACCTCTGATTTGGTTAACCATCCTCTAACGTCCTGCCATTCGTGGTCGTCATAGTGTAACTGGTCTCCCTTTAAAAGTGCAATCTCATAAAGTCCCTCTTTACCTCCATAAGAATGTTCGTGACAGGCAACTGAGAGACCGTACCCATTCTCACAATAGTAACGAACCACTTCGTCATTTGGTCTGATTACTCTTTTTTCAGTGTACATAGTTTTTAAACTTTGTTTGTTATGTACTTATTATAAACAATAGTGAGAGTAAAATAAACCCACTATGTGCCACTTTGTTAACTGTCATAGTCTTTTCTATATTTGAGCATTGCTTCCCTATAATCCAAATGAGCTATTATTGCATTGCCTACAGTAGCAATTGCATAAGAGCCGCCAAGTATGATAAAAAGTTCGATTCCAGTCATTTAAAATTCCTCTCTGAATAGTTGATAATAAAGTTCGTTCATAAGACCAACCTCAAACGATGTGCTTGCGTGTTGGTCGGTTTCCCCTTCGTAGCATTTTAGGATTTCGTCATATCCGTCAAATTCGTACATCATTGGCACAACTCCTGAAATCTGTTGTTTGCGATTTCGATTTGCTTCTCTTCGTCATAATATGGAAATGCTTCGCATACTTCGTCAAAGATTTGAAGTAGCATATCTTCGTGGTGTAGTGTTGACATAGTTTTTAAACCTTGTTTGTTATGTTTTTATTATAATGGATATTGGGGACTTGTGGTAGTCCCCGTGTGCCACTTTGTTAACTGTCCACTAATTGTAGACAACTACTTGAAAGTGTGCGTCAATAAAGTCCTGCTCCTTTTTTCTTTTTCTGAGTTCGTTTTCGCAGTCAAATAATCTCTGATCCTCTTCGGGTGTGTTTAGAAGTCTTAACGATGATAGTGCTTTCACTATGCCTTGTAGTTCTTCTGTGGTTCTGTGTGATTGTGGATTCATAGTAAACAAATAATAACGATGATGTAAAGAAAGATTGCTGTTGGTATATTCATATTATAACCCCCTAAACCAACTTGTCTAGGTAGGTTTGTGCCACTTCTTTTACTGTCCCACCGTCTATCCATTTGTTAATATGTCTAGATGTAGTTACTGACCACCACTTTTCTGTTTTTACGAATCCCTCTCCAAATACATAAGCAGCAACTGGTGTGCGGTAGGAAAATAAAATTCTTGCTTCAGAAGTTTCAACCTCTGTCATGTTTGATGCGATTGGTGTTAGTTGCATTAATGCTCCTTTGTTTGGTATGTACTTAATATAACCCACTTTTGAATAGTGTGGGGGAACTATGTGCCACTTTGTGAACTGGCACATCGCCAGCTGATTTTTTTCTCTGAGTTTGCTATATCAAAACAAATCTCACACATACAATCAACTAGAGGGAATGCCTGACGCCAATCATAATCCTCTGTGCAGAAATCCCCGTCCCAGTAATAATATAGGGACGGTTGATAATCTGGACCTGTCATCTGATCGGGTTCACCATCGGTGTTTTCGTCATCGTAGTTCCCGCATACGTCACAATATGCCATTACTTCATTACCTCGTCAACTAAATTGTCGTATGTTTGCACGTCCCAACCTTTCTGCTCT